AGGTGTAATATCGTAATAGTTGTTATCATAATAAAGATATAGTTTTCTATCTGTACCAATAGCACATAATGAATCTCCAGCTAAATCTGTATAATTGTGAATATCTCTTGCAACACCAATAAGATGTAATGGTGGTGCAACGTTTTGCCATCCGCCGATCTTTTCAGGGACTCCATAACGGAAGCGCATATTATCGCAGTCAGTCCAACCGCCCTCTGCTCCGTAAGGGGTATCTTGTTTATTAATACCGGGACGTGGAAATTTTACTTTGGTTATTGGCATAAAACCTCTATTAAAAGAGATTTTATATCACTTTTTAAACCAAGCTGGAAGTCCTAAATGCGGTCTACGATCGTATATATTTTCTTTAGATCCTTTAGTTTCAACATTATTGTAATGTAAAAACACTTGACCACAATCATCAAAAGTTAATTTATCTCTCCAATGTTCTAATTCATTTCCTCTATAAACTAACATATCACCAGGTTCTAATAATACTTTAACACCTTTAGATTTTGATGGTTTATAGTTACCAGTCTTTTCATCTACACCACCTTGTGATGCATCTGGTTCAAGATATATTGGCCAACAACCACCACCTAAATGCATGGTTGTAGATATTTCACATGAGAATCTATCTTTGTGGCGATGTAATACATCTCCTTTTTTATAAATTCTTGCATATGAATAATTAGTATTTAATTTTAATCCTGTTTCTTTTTCCATGATTGGAAGAAGTTTTACAAGTAATGTTTCCATTACAATGTCAGAATAATGGGAATATGTTTCTGGAACTTGGGCATCGTTCCATACGCCGAAATAATCCGTAAACTGACTTATATACTTTGTATCAAACATAGTTCTCGCTACTTGTCTCTTCATCATAAAATAATCATAACAGAACTTAGCAAGATCTTCTGATATTGCATTTTTAATGACTGTATATTTATTTTTCTTAAAGCTCATTTTTTCTCCTAACAGTTGGTTTGTTCAGTTGCTTGTTTTCTTACAGTGTCTGTAATCATTCGTTGTACTGCCTGTAAGTTAAAATGAATAAATCTGAAATCTTCAAGTCCTGCATCAACGATATATTCATGTGTTAAATACGCTGGAATAAAAATCATTGTACCTGGTTTAGGTTTATAATGAATCTTATCAGTTCCTAACGTAATTTCTTTTTCATTCTTTAAAGGTAATTGTGTCATTAGTTTACCTGGTCGAGGATCGTGAAATACTGGTAAAGATGTTTTATCTGAACATCTTAAAAAATAAAAACCACTAATGTGGTTATTATAGTGCACATGTGGACTATGGTTTCCACCTGCTTTTTCTGCAAACTGTTGTACCCAAAATTCAGTCCAAAATAATTCATAGTTAGTTAAATCATAACCCATATGATCTAAAATATTCCATGAAGTTGAACCAATATATTCTTGTAATTCTTTTAAATCAGGATCTCCCACGAGAGAAGTGCTGTGATGCGCCATACCAAAATCACCAACTTTTTTACCTAATTCTTTTTCTCTATCTTTAATTGATTTTTTATTATTATTTTTAGCTGCTTTAATATATTTATCACAAACTTTATCTACATGATCCACCCATTCTGGAATTTCAATAGAATAAACAGGTGTGCTAAAATATATTGATGAATTTAATTGATCTGTTTTTGCCATCTTCTCTCTCCTTTAGTTAAGTTTTTCTTTATGTTTTTTTAAATATGATTCTATGGCTTTTATATCAGAATTTTCATAATAACCAACTGCAAAATTACATTTATGACATAATAAATCTCTTATTTTTTTAGTAGAATGATTATGATCAACACATAAAGAATTATTTAATTGTTTTCTATGTCTATTACAAATAGCACATTTTCCTTTTTGTTCTCTAAACATTTTATTATAATCTTTTAAAGTTATATTATATTGACTTTTTAACATTGAATTTCTATGCATTTTTTTATGTTTAATTAAATTTTTTAATCTTCTTTCTTTTTTTCTATCTGATATTTTTATTTTATGTTTAGTATAATATTTTTTAGAATACATTTTTATTTTTTCTGGATTTCTTTTTTTCCAAAGTCTCATTAATTTATTAATACGATTTCTATTTGTTAGTAGATATTTTTTTCTAATTATTGGATCTCTTTTATAAAGCATATTATTTAAATGGATAACCTAATGACCATACTACCAAACTATACCTAATTCCTTTAGTAACTGGTAAGACCTGATGCCAAACATGAGATGGGAAAACAACAATACTTCCTCTTGGTAATATTTCCGTACAATTTCTTGTAATAGTTGGATCATCTTGATTTCTAAATTGAAATTGTAATTGTCCCCCTTCATATTCACTTGGATCTGATAATGAACAAGTCATTGAGAGCTTTCTAATTTTACCATGAGTATCTGGATTAGATGGATTATCATACGGAGCTTCCCAGCTATCACAATGCGCGCCATAATGCTGCCCAGGACCATATTTTGTAAATTGACATGCTTCGCTGAACGACCACTCGAAGTTCCAACCAGCTCTTTTATTTGCTTCATGAACATATCCATGCAACTCACGGTAAATCCATGGCTCAGATAACCAAACGATGTTTGAATCTCTTTTCTTTTTTAAATCTAAAATATCTTTTTCATCAAGAGGTTTTCCTTGATTAACTTTATTTGTTTGACCACCAGTTAATGCAAGCTGTTCTTGTTGAGATTTTCCATATTTTAAAATGTCATCACAAAATCTAGGCGTGAGAGCATTTTGGAAATAGTAAAAATAGTTCTGTAAATTCATTTCTAAATTATAAATAATGAATTATAGGATATTTGTCAAGTCTATGAATTATTAGCTAATTGTAAGCGTTCCAGAAACCGTGAATGTCGCAACTTTACAACCTCCAGCTGGTGCTGGTAATGTTGTAACTGTGTTTGTTCCTGGTGATGCTGTAAATCCTATTGTTGAAGGTCCTCTAACAATAACTATACCTGATCCTCCAGAACCTGATGATCCACCTCCTCCACCTCCAGTGTTAGCTGTTCCTGAAGTACCTGTTCCTGTTGGTGGACCACCTGCTCCGCCACCTCCTGATCCTCCTGCTCCTGCTACTCCACCTGGTCCAGCTCCATTTTCAACTTTTCCTCCACCTCCACCTGCGTAAGTTACTGATGATCCAGATATTGAGTTAGCTGTACCTGCTCCTCCTGCTCCTCCTGCTCCTGGATTAGCATTTCCTCCAACTGCTCCAGATCCTCCACCTCCACCACCTAAAACTCCTGGTCCAGCACTTGTACCTTCACCACCATTATTTCCTTGTGGCGGATTAACTGGTGGTGTATTTCCTGAACCTTTTGCTGAATTACCTGGATTTCTTGCTCCTCCACCTGAACCACCACTTCCTCCTGCTACAAAACAATAAGAACCACCTCCTCCACCTGCTGATGTTATTGTTGAGAATGTTGAATTACTTCCATTATTATTTCCACCACCAGGAACACCAGCTCCTCCACCACCTATTGTAATTGGATATGATCCTGGCGCTACTTTTAATTTTCCTCCTCCTGGGAATGAACTTCTATAACCTCCTGCTCCACCTCCTCCAGCTGCAAAACTATTTGTAGGTCCAGCACTACCTCCAGAACCTCCACCCGCTACTACTAAATAATCTACTAATACTGGATTTGTTATTGTTGAAGCAGTCAACGATCCGCTAACAGTAAACGACGCAACATCTTGACCGCAAGGTTGTGTTGTAACCGTGTTAGTTCCTGGACTTGCACTTAAAATAATACTTGAGCTTCTTGCTCTTAAAATAACGATTCCCGATCCGCCGGCGCCTGAAACAGAAGCTCCTCCAATTGCACCTGATCCTCCACCTCCTCCGCCTGTATTAGCTGTTCCTGCAGTAGCTGTTCCTGGTCCACCTCTACCAGCTCCTCCACCACCTGATCCTCCAGTTCCAGCTGTTTTACCAGTAGAAACTCCTCCTCCACCTCCACCTGCGTATGTAACCGATGATCCTGAAATACTGTTTGCTGAACCTGCTCCACCTGGTCCACCTGTGCTTACATTGTCTGCATTATTTCCTACAGCTCCTGCACCACCTCCTCCACCACCTTGAGCAAATGAAACACCATCTGTTCCTCCTGTTCCTCCATTATTTCCTTGAGAAGGACTAACTGGCGGATTATTTCCTAAACCTACTGCAGTTCTAGGTGCACAACCTGGTGCTCCACCACCTGATCCACCATTAGCAGCTGCTCCTTGTCCACCACCCCTTCCTCCACCTGTTGATGTAATTGGTCCTGCTATTGAAGGGGATCCTGGAGTCATAGTTGACACACAAGTTGTTCCACCTGTTCCACCTGCTCCTACAGTTATTGGAACACTTGATCCTGAATAATAAGATAATGTTACAGCACATCCACCAGGAAAAGATGTACGGTAACCTCCTGCTCCACCTCCTCCTCCATGAGAATTTCCTCCTGCCCCGCCACCCGCCACTACTAAATAATCTAAAGTCACAGAACATTGTGTCTGTGGCCAGCTACCAGCTTTGATTGAACCAAATGCACTTTTCAAATTCCAAACACCACTTGCTTTGTTTAATTCTTTTACGATAACAATTCCTGAACCGCCGGCTCCGCCTGTTCTGCTAGGAGGGGCTGTTGCTCCTACTCCTCCACCGCCACCACCTGTGTTGGCTGTTCCTGCAGTTGCAGTTGGTCCTGAAACAGATCCTGCTCCACCACCGCCTGATCCTCCTGCTCCAGCTGATCCTAAATTAGATGTTCCTCCACCTCCTCCAGCATAAGTTACTGAAGTTCCTGAAATTGAATTAGATTTACCTGCTCCACCTGCTCCTCCAGCACTTGTTGGACCTGGTGTTGATGGTGGTGAAGCGTTACCTCCTGCAGCACATGCTCCTCCGCCTCCTCCTGTACCACTAAAAACAACTAATCCATCTCCACCTGTTCCACCTGGATTTCCTTGTGGTGGGCTAACTGGTGGTGTATTTCCTGTTCCTCCTACAGCTACTGTTGTAGGACTTGTTGATCCAGCTCCTCCACTACCTGATCCTCCTGGTCTTCCACTATTACTAATTGCAGCTCCACCTCCGCCACCTGTTGATGTAATTGAAGATATAGTTGAAGGATTTCCATCTGTTCCAACTCCTCCAGCTCCTCCAGCTCCACCTGCTCCTACTGTAATTGGATAACCTGTTGCTCCACAAACATTTACTTCTACACATCTATAACCACCTGCTCCTCCACCTCCACCAGCTCCTCCAGCTGTTCCTCCACCTCCACCACCTCCTGCAACGACTAGTGTTTGAACTGTTCTAGTTCCAGGTTGCGTGGTTAATGTTCCAGAGGATGTTTGAGATGTGACCGTGCACTTTCCAAACGATGTTGGATTTACTACGCCGATAATACCGCCATTAATTTTGGCCATAGGTCACTTACTCCTGTTTAAAAATTCTTTAACTTAATTGCCTGTAGCAATCCAAGATGAAGTGTCAGGTGACCAAGCGAATTCGTTTTGTTGATCGTCTTTACCAATCCATCTCTTA